CTTCGCAGCTTCTTGACTGGTCGACGAAGTGTGAACTTCTGACGATGTATTACAGCACGCTTCAAGCGCGCGGAATGTCACTTCAGCTATGACAATAGAACTGACAGCCGCGCAGCAGCGCAAGATAGATTCATATCTGAAGCGCATCGACACTGCTTGCCGCGGCCAGCTGAAGACGCAGAATCTTGTCAGAATGATTCACGTCGAACTGGGAAAATCGCAGCGCAGGGCGAAAAGAAGCGCGAACAACAAAGTGAAGAAAGAAAGTACAACAACTAAAATTGCACAAAATGAAAACTGAAAACCAAATCAAGACCGTTCAGACACGGCACAACGAAGTTCTTCTTCTGGCGAAGACGCCTGAAGACATGTTCGGTCACTATGCGGCCGAAAACATCTATCATGTCTGGAACGAAGACTTCAAAGACCAGGACAGCGGCGAAATCGTCACCGTCGAGCGCAAGCAGCTGCTGTTCGAACGCGGCACTTACTTCGACAACCGCAACATCGACACTGTCCGCTTTCACTTCGATGCCGGCGAACTGACTGAAGCGCTTGTGTCGAATCAGTGTCGCATCGGCAACGAAATCGACCACTGGGGACTGCAAGCATACAAAGTCAAAGTCAGCATCAACGGCAAGAACAACGTCTTCGTCTGCCAGGCACGCAGCCTGACAATGGCGCACGAAATTGTCAAAGACTGGTGCGAACTGCATCTTGAAAAGCCGTTTCTTATCGTCAGCATCACTGAACTGTCGACGGGCATCATTCTGAACGCCGCGCTGAAGAAGCGCGAAGAAGTTGCCGAAAACAGCGCGGAAGTTTCCGCTGAAGCGTCTGAAATTTCCGAAAAGGCCGAAGAAGTTGCCGAAGAACCGCTGCCGTCGCTTGAAGAAGAAGCAGCGCCAGATCCGAACGACGACGTCGACCTGGGCGGCGAAGAACTTGAAGCGGCAGCTTCGAAGAAGTCTTCTTCTGGCTATTACGAAGTGCAGCTTGAAATTCACTATCAATACAACGACCGCGACTTGAAGCACACTGACATAAAAAGCTTTCTTGTCGAAGCGAAAGATGCAGACGCGGCGCGCGACGCTTGCTTCGGCTACATCGACATGACGCGCGAAGACAACGAAAGCGTCGAAGAAATCCGCATCATCAGCGCTTCGCCGTTCAGCTGCTACAAGGTCATCGAACGCGAATTCACGGCCGCATACATCGACGCTGAACGCAACGCCGCAGAACAGAAGAAGTCAAACGAATAGAACATCACGCAATATGGCACAGTCACTGAACAAACACATGCTGATAGGAAACGTCGGGCAAGATCCTCGCGTCAGCAGCTACAACGACAGAAAGGTCGCACAGTTCACGCTTGCGACGTCTGAAATCTACAAAGACCGCGACGGCAACAAGAAAGAACAGACTGACTGGCACAACATCGTCGCATGGTCGCCAGTCGCCGAAATCGTCGAACAGTTCGTCAAGAAGGGCAGCCGCATCTATGTCGAAGGCAAGTCGCGCACGCGCAGCTATCAGACGCAGAACGGCGAAACGCGCTATATCACTGAAGTGCTTGCAGACACTGTCATTCTTCTTGACCGCAAGCTGAATGAAGGCGGCGACCGCACACCGGCGCCAGCACCCGAACCGCAGTATCAGCAGCCGCGTCAGCAGCGCCAGCCGCAGAACCAGGGCGCAGCACCGCAGTATCAGCAGCGACAGCCGCAAGCACAGCCGCAAGCCGGCGACTATGCTGACGGCCTGGGACTTGAAAGCGACGACATGCCGGCATTCTAACGAACGACCATGCTGAAGGAAATCATCATTGTTCTTGGCGCAGCAGTTTACTTCTGCATCGGTGTTCTTGTCGCTTGGGCGCTTTGTATGGCGTTCAATCCGAAAGACAACACCGAAGCAGAAGCAGCTGCGTCGCTGGCAGTGTTCGCAGCGCTGTTCTGGCCGTTCATCTTGGCAGTGCTGACAGTGTTCGGCATCGCACACTACTTCGAAGACAGAAAGAAACGCAAAAACGACGAAGAAGTATGAAATGCATCGGAATAGACACCGGCGTGAACACCGGCATTGCAATCTGGGACACAGACAAGCAGCAGTTCGACAGCATCAGCTGCGTGAAGATCCACGTCGCGATGAAGCTTGTGCTGAACACGATTCTTGCGAATCCGCTGACGCCAGTCGTCGTTCGCTTTGAAGACGCGCGACAGCGTCGCTGGATTCCCGACACGCACGACATTCGCCGCGAAATGGGACGACGCCAGGGCGCCGGCAGCGTCAAGCGCGACAGTCAAATCTGGGAAGACTTTCTTTCTGACAACCGCATTCGCTTCGAAATGCGCGCACCGAAGAACAACGCGACGAAGCTGTCTGCTGACGTGTTCAAGGCGCTGACGAAATGGCCGAAGCGCACGAACAGTCACGAACGCGACGCTGCGATGCTTGTGTTCGGCGAAACGACACTTCATCTGGATCTGAAATGTTAAGAATTTACACCCCGAAAATCGTATTTGCTATGTCAATAATGAACAAGGCACGAACAGTCGGCGACATCAAATGCCAGCGAACACGCGAAGAACAAGCCGCGTGCATCTATGTCGACAGAAAGCAGTATGACTGGCTGTTCTGGCATCTTCAGATGTCGCGATTCGCTGCGATTGACGCCGGCGAAAGCGACACGTCATCATGGCTGCTGTCGTTGAATCGTGCGCTTGCAGCGCTTCAGTCGAAAGACTTTGGCGAACTTGAACGCATCATCATCGACATCGACAACAACTTCAACGGCGGCCAGGCGCAGCGCAAAGAAGCTGAAGCACTGGCGAACGCCTTCGCATTTGCACGAAAATAGAACCGATATGCCGTCACAGTCAAACACACTTCTGACAGAACGCGACTTCAGCCGCGTAGAAACAGCGCGCAAGACGTCGCTGTCGCAACTGATTTCTGCGTCTGGTCTGACGCTGTCACACATCGCACGCGGCGCACGCATCGAACGTCGCGCAGTGCGTCGTGCGGCCGACTGCGACGGCATTCGCTTCGACACGGCCGTTCGCATCGAATACTATCTGAACTGGTATCTGAACGGCGGCCGCGAAGTCGAAGAATCAATGAAAAAGAATGAATTTAACGACTGAATATGAAGAAAACAAGACAGAACATTGCACTGAAATCGCTTGAAGCGAACACCGGCCAGCTTGACTGGCTGCCGAAGAATCCGCGTCAGTGGACGAAAGACGACTTGTCGATGACGGTCGAATCAATCCGCGAAGACGAAGACTTCCTTGAAGACAGACCGCTTCTTGTTGTCGGCTACGGCGACAAGTTCATCGTCTTCGCCGGCAATCTGCGTCTGACTGCATCGCGCAAGCTGAAGTTGAAAGACGTGCCGTGCGTCATCTATGAACCTGAAGACGACGTCACAGATCCGCAGACGATTCGCAGACGCGCACTGAAAGACAACGGCAGCTTCGGCAGCTGGGACGTCGACACGCTTGCGAACCAGTGGGACAACGAAAAAGCGCACTTCGACGACTGGGGACTGCGCGGCGTCTGGTCGAAAGAAGACCAGGCAGCAGAAGAAGCTGCTGAAGAAGAACAGCCGACGAATCTTGACGCGACAGACGTCGCAGAAAAGCCGTTCGTCGCAAAGCTGACTTTCGACACTGACGGCATTCTTCAGCAGTTCATCGCGAAGTATCGTCAGCAGCTGATTGACGAATTCGGCTGCACTGTCAACATAAGCGGCGGTGCGATATGAAACTGACACGCGCGACACCGCAAGCGATTCGCTTCGCTTGCATGAACTTCCACTACGCGAAGGCCGTGCCGGTCAACGTCGTCGGCTATAATGTCTACAACGACGCCGGCGACTGGTGCGGCTGCATTCTTTACGGCAGCGGCGCGACGAAAGACATCGGCACGCCGTACAATCTGCCGCAGGGGGGGGGCGCTGGAACTTGTTCGCGTAGCGCTGAACGGCAAACAAGAAAGCACTTCGAAAGCCGTCGCGATGTCACTGAAGCAGCTGCACAAAGACGCGCCGCTGTGCCGTCTTGTCATCAGCTACGCAGACGTCGACCAGCACCACCTGGGAACAATCTATCAAGCGACGAACTGGCTATATGTCGGCACGATGATGCAGAACAAGACAGATTCGTCTTGGATAGTCAACGGCAAGCGCTATCACGGACGCATCATCAGCGACTGGGTAAAAGCACGCGGCGGCCTTCATGGTCTGTCACGCGAACAGTTCTTGCGCAAATTCTACGACCCGAACGCGACCGCCTACGTCACGAAAGGCAAACGCAAGTATCTGTTTCCGTTCGACAAAGCAATGCGTCGTCAGATCCAGCCGCTTGCGAAGCCATACCCGAAAGACAGCGCCGACTGGAAGAAGATTGACAGAAGCATCTTCAGAAAGCGCGCTGAAGCGACGGAAACGCACGAATCCGACGCTTGAACGAAAAAGACGTGCAATTTATCATCTGCGGCGCAAAAGCCGCTACAATCGAAAGAAACATCAAACAAACGCATCATGAAAAACCCGAAACGAATTCACAAGCTGCCGAAGCCGGCACCCGCACCGAAGAAACTGACGCTGTCGCTTGAAGATAAGGACGGCAAGCCGCTTGACCCGCCGCTTGACGGCACAGACCGACTGCTGATTCTGCAAGCGATTCAGTTCAACAACATCAACGCGCCAGTCGACCAGTTCGCGAAGCTGTTCCAGACCGACGAAGCCAGCATCGAAGCTGACATCGAACATCTGAAGCAGCTGCAACAGCGCGTCAGACTGCGCATCAACGCCGTATCAGACAAGCCGGCATCATGACGCGACACTACGACCAGAAGACGACAAGCTGCGACGACTGCTTCTTCTACCAGCCTGGGCAGTTCCCTGACGGCACACCGTATATGGCGTGTCGTCAGTACGGCTATATCATACACGAAGACAAGCCGGTCACTGACGAAGCATGCGAAAAGCACGTCAGTCGTGACACATACAATCGGCAGCTTGAAGCGAATAAGACAGCACGCAGCATGCGCGACTTGGCACGCATCAATCGAAAACATTGAAAAGAACGTCGAATATGGCAAAGAAGAAGAACAAAAGCGACACACGCGGCCAGCACCCGAACAGTCGCAAGAACATCGCACGCAACAGCGGCAGCTTCGCAGACAGACCAGGTCTTGCAGCTGCTGCTGGGCGCGCATCTGGAATCAAGCGCAAGACACGCGCAGAAGTCGAACATCTGTTGAACGAAAATCTTGACGAAGCGCTGTCGCTGCTTGACGCAGACATGACACGCGAAGACTTCATGAAAGTCGCGTCAGAGGGCCGCAATCAAATGCAGCGCATCTTGGCGCGCGAATTCAGCGACCCGCGCAAGGCGTTCGACGCAATCGGCTGGGCGTTCGACCGCGTGCTTGGCAGAAGCTTGCAGCAGATCCGCCAGCAGACAGACATGAACTTCAAGCCGGAAAAGCCGGTCATCGTCTTCAAGGACATCGAACGCCAGGTGCGACAAGAAGAAGCACGGCCAGCTGACGACACGACGACAGAAGAATGACACAGCCGACACAATACGTCTTCAGCGACAAGTATCAACCGCTGTTCGCAGCGCCGCGCACAAGATACATTCTTGTCAAGGGCGGCCGCGGCAGTGGCAAGTCGCACGCTGTGTCTTCTGCGACCAGCTGCGCGACGTATGACGACGGCTTCAACATTCTATACACGCGATTCACGCTGACGTCGGCAGAAGTGTCAATCATACCAGAATACAAAGAAAAGCTTGACATCTTCGGCATCGCAGACGACTTCATCATCAAGCGCAAGGAAATCATCAACTGCGCGACCGGCGCGACGATATACTTCCGCGGCATCATGCAGTCGTCGAAGAATCAGATTGCAAAGCTGAAGTCAATTCACAACGTCAAGACCTGGATTCTTGACGAAGCGCAAGAACTGACAGACGAAGCGACGTTCGACACTATCGACTTGTCGATTCGCGCAGTCGGCACGACGAACACTGTCGTCATCGTCTTCAACCCGACTGACATCGACCACTGGATCTACCGTCGTTTTTATCGCGAAGCAGGCGTCGACGAAGACTTCAACGGCGTCAAAGGCGACGTGACCTATATCAGCACGACGTACTTCGACAATCTGCCGAATCTGTCAGACAGCTTCATCGCACGCGCCGAACAGATGCGTGCGCTTGACCGCGAACGCTACGAAAACGTGTTTCTTGGCAAGTTCGCGCGTCGTCGTGAAGGCATCATCTATCGCAACTGGGAAGCAATCGCGCCGGAAGACTACCCGACGCAGCTGCCGCAATGGTACGGCAACGACTGGGGATATTCAGAAGACCCGAACGCGCTTGTGCGCATGTGCTACGATCCACTGTCAGGCATCATCTACATCTGGGAAGTCTGCTACAAGACCGGCATGCTGCCGCGTGACGTCGCGCCGGTCATCATCGCAGACGCAGCGTCAGTCGGCTTGCGACCAGAAGAAGCAATCGTGTACGTCGACCCGTCAAGGCCGGAAGCGCGCGACGAACTGCGCATTCACTACGGCATCGACGCGACGTCTGCCGTCAATCGTGACAAGGCCGGCCGCGTCGCATGGCTGCGCGGCTTCCGCGTTCGCTACGTCGGCGAACACATCGGCGCTGAAGTCAAGACGTACAGCTACAAGCCGAAGCCGCAAGACAACAGTCACTACACTGACGAACCGTGCGACGGCAACGACCATGCAATGGACGCAATCAACTACGCAGCAGTGACGCATCTGCGTCGCCTGGGCATCACGAACAACATCGGCGAAAATTAGCGCAGCGCTTTGCAGCGTATCGTCGCGGAAAACACGTTTCTTTGCGTCATAAATCGACGAATTATGTTTGGACTGAACATCATCAAGACAAGCGAACTGAAAGCGCTGAAATCGCTTGAAAACGAAGTCAAAGGCTACTACGGCGAAACAGACGGCTTCGTCAATCAGTATCTGCAAATCATCGCGCCACAGCTGAAAGGTCTTGAAATGGGCCAGCTTGCGCGCTTTTCGCGTCTTGAAATCAAGAACGCATACGAAACGCTTGCGCCGGTCATGGGCGTCATCAACTACATCGCTGACAACGTCGGCGAAGTCGCGAAGTATCTTGAACTGTATGACATCAAGAAAGGCGACTACGTTGACACGCACCCGATTCTTGACTTGCTGAACAAGCCGAATGACCGCTTCACGCGCAGAAAGTTCTTGACCGCCTGGGCAATCAACAAGCTGCTGTTCGGCGACGCGCTGGTCTATGCACCGAAGAAGGCCGGCAAGGATCGCACGCCGAAAGAAATGTACATCATTCCAGGGCAGCGTGTCGAAATCGACCGCGGCGGCATCACTGCGCCGTTCAAGGGCATCAAGCTGACCGGCACCAGCGGCAAAGACGAAATCTTGCTTGAAGGCAACTGTTTCCAGTCGTTCGACTACAATCTTGACGACACATCATTCTATGGCACTTCGAAAATCGTCGCAGCCGCAGTGTATCTGACAGTCATCGACCGCGCAATGCAGCGTCAGGCGACTACGCTGAAGAACGGCGGCCCCGCGAACGTCATCACGCCGTCTGCACACGCAGCTGCGCCGGCACTGCCGCAGCAGGTCGATGACATCGAACAGAAGACGAACGCGCAGAAGAACGCGAACAAGAACATCGCGATGCGCACTGCAATCGAAGTTCACAAGCTGGGCGACAATCCGGCCGACTTGTCGATTCTGTCTTCACACAAAGACGCAATCAACGTGCTTTGCTTCGTGTACAAGCTGCCGGTCGACATCTATCTGGGACAGTCGAAGTACGAAAACGCGAAAGAAGCGAAGAAGACAATCTACGAACAGCTTGCGATTCCGCTTTGCAACGAATTCGCCGAAGACCTGGTTCACTATCTTGGACTGTCGGATCAGTTCGAACTGACTGTCGACACAGACAAGATTGAAGTGCTGAAGAAGAATCGCGGCGAAACGCTTGACGACTTGGCGAAGATGCACGCGACGCTGAACGAACTGCGCGAAGCGAACAACTACGAACGCATCGAAGAAGACTGGGCCGACAAGCCCATCATGCCGCTTGGCGTTCAATTCGGCAACGAAGCTTCTGACTTCGACATCAACGAATAATGCGAAAGAAGATTTCAGCGAAGCAGCGCGCGCACCAGGACTATTTGCGCCGCAAGGGACTGGCCGTCGGCAAAGTATATGCCGCACGGCTTGTCATTCTTCGTCGCAACGAAGTCAGTCGTCTTCTGAAGCTGTGCGCGAACTACGACGACAAATCGCAGTGGGCGCGCATCATCGAAAACAATCTGAACGAAAGCGCATATCTGTATGACTGGACGACTGGACTATATCTGAACGCAGGACTGCCGAATGCGAAGTCTGTGACGCGCGACTTGTCGAAAGGCAAGGCCGACGCGCCGTCTGGCATCTGGGAACAGACGCTGCGCAGCTTCGCGACAGAACGCTGCGGCCGCAACATCGTCAGCGTGTCAGGCACGCTTCGCGACGACTTGCAGAACATTCTATCAGATGCGCTGAACGAAGATGTCAACATCGGCGTCGAAGCGCTTGTCAAGCGTGTGAAGAAAGAATTCGCGCCGCTGAATCTATGGCAAGCACGACGAATCGCGCAGACTGAAACGATGATAGGACTTGCAGAAAGCGCAGACATCGCAGCGCAGTCGACTGAAGTGTCGTTCGTCAAGGAATGGTGCATCAGCGGCGTCGGCAACACACGCGAATCACACGAAGTCATGGACGGCATCACTGTCGACCAGAACGACTACTTCGAACTTGAAGACTGCCGCATGCTGTACCCGCACGACACAAGTCTGAATGCGCCAGCCGGCGAAATCATCAACTGCGCTTGCAGCTGCATTCGCATACCGAAATAACACGGCACCCGCCGCTTGTACTTTCTTTCTCATCTTTTGATACCTGGGACGGCTTCGCAGCGATTGCGCAGCCGTTCGTTTTTCATGTGTGGCGAAAAACGGCACACGTCAAGACGCGCGAAGACGACAGCGATTCGATACATTTGCGCAGAATAATTCAAAAAGCTATGCCACCGAAAGAACTTTTGCACAAGTCGTTTGACTGCCGCATCGAACAGAAGTCCGTGTCAGAAGACGGAAGTCTTCACATCAAGGCGTATGTCTGCGCGTTCGGCAACATCGACAGCTACGGCGACGTCATCGCGCCGACAGCATGCGACGATTTTCTGAAAAGCGAAGACGCCGGCCGCATGAAGCTGTGCTATCAGCACAACGCACGCGAAGTCATCGGCGTCATAACCGACAAGAAAGCCGACGCAATCGGTCTTCTGATTGAAGCCGACATTCTTCCCACCAGCGCCGGCAAAGACGCGATTCTTCTGCTTCAGAACGGCGCAATCACTGAATTCAGCATCGGCTACTATGCCGACCGCTATCACTACGAAAAGCGCGAAGGCTACGAATACGACGTGCGCGTGCTTGACGCAATCACTATCATCGAAGCGTCGCCGGTTACGCGCGCAGCGAACCCGAAAGCGATTCTGCTTGACGCGAAGTCTGAAGACTTTCAGAATGAACTGAAGCAGATGTCTGACGAACAGATACAGCAGCTGAAGTCTGTCGTCGAAGACGAAATCGCGCGCCGCTTCTTCAGCTACATGTAGACAACACAACACATTCACTTTCTAAAAATTCACTACCATGCCTGAAAACGACATCAAGAAGAAAGCCGAACAGCTTTCCGCAGAAGTGGCCGCCGCAAAGCAGCAGGCCGCCACGGCCGAACAGAAGGCCGCTTCACTTGAAAACGAAGTGAAGGAACAGAAGACCGTCATTGAAGGTCAGAAGACCAGCATTGACAATCTGGACGCTTCCGTTAAGGAGCAGTCCGCTACTATCGCAGAACTGAAGAAGCAGCTGTCTGAAAAGCCGGTTGACTTCAAGACTGCATTCCGCAACGCGCTGAACGACAAGAAGTCTGACATCGACGCCAAAGTCGCCGCCAAAGCTGAAAAGTTCAGCATCACTGTCGAAGTGAAAAGTGTCACCAGCATCACAACTGGC